TACAGGATCTGAACTTAGGTTTGCTAAGATCCCTGCCATGCCGACATTAAATGCCTGGATCAGAGGTTGGGCTAAGAGGTACGATGCAATTGCATTACCGTTTGGCCTTGCAAATACCCCTAAAGTTACTGCAGGATTAGTAAAGGTATGTGATAATCATACTAAGATTTATGGTGAACCAACTGAATTTTGGTGTGCAGTATCTACTGGAACTATGACTAGGGCTCTTCAAATTGGCTGGCCCCATGCAAAAGCAAACGGTGTGGCTGTAGCAAGAAATATTAAGGCTGGTGATATTGGTGAATCTGATGTGGTAAGTTATCATAAAGGTTTTTATAAAGACTCTGAGTACCAACCAGATTTTAATACTACATCAACCTATGATGCAAAAGCATATAAACGATTTATTGATGAGGCTAAACCAGGCGCAGTGTTTATTAACGTTGGATCTGATGTACAAATTGAAAATAGGTTAATTGGTATTGAAGGTTGGGAAACAATTGATGGTAAAAGGGAATGGGGTGATCTTAAAGCCTTTGAATATAAATGATATATGCAGATAGACCTATACTATTAGATGTAGCAACATTTTGTATGTATCGGCTAAATATACCAATTGATATAAATATATCAATTCGCGAGTGTTGTCTTAAAGAAGATAATGCTATGGGTTGGTGCTATGATGACTATGACGAAGAACATGGTTATGATATCGAATTAGAAGAAACTTTAGATCCTGTTGAATTGGCAGAAACATTATGCCATGAGATGGTACATATTAAGCAATTTTCTCAAGGGAAAGATGCAAATGAAAAAGAAGCAAATAAATTAGAGACAATTTTATACAAGGAATGGAGAAATCACGATGAAATATTTATTAGTAACAGCGATATTGGCTGTTAGCACATTAGCTATAGCACAAGACGACGATTGGGAGTCTATGGGAGAACAGATATACATTCAAAAAGGATGTATTGGTTGTCATGGAGTAGCTGGAGTTGGTGCATCTGGACCTAGATTAGCCGGGGTATCAGCTGAGTACATTATAGAACAACTAGAAGACTTTCAGGATGGTACTAGAATGAATCTTACAATGGAAGTTATGTCATTACAAGTAGAAGGATTAGAGGCTATCGTTGCTGCGTACTTAGCTTCTCGTGTGGCATTTATTGAGGAGAAATAATATGTCATTTGACTTTGGATTTACATTAGTAGATGAGGATGAATTAGACTCAGTACAGAAAATAGAAAGAGTGGCTAAAGATAGTTTAGAAGCTGCCGATTATAATCAAGATAAATTAGATAGTTTATATAATGCAATCATGCCTTTATTAACTAATCTAAAAGCTAATCCGGAAAAGGAATATATTAAATGGCCTGACCGAGTAGTAAAGGTAGAAGAGTTTGAAACACACTTACAAGGGATTTATAACAGTTGAGTTTTACACCAACAATATCAAAGTATGATGAGCGTGGAAGATGTATATACATGAAAGCGCAAAACGATGTATATGAAAGATGGTGGGAATTTAATGGTGACTTATTAATGAAGACTTGGGACAACACGGGTTGGGTTAAAATATATAATGAGGTAAAAGGGAATGAAACCTGAATATTGGCATGGAGTTAGCGCAGCTTTAGAAGGTTGCATATTTGATTTTAAGAAAGATGTTATTGGAAGGCCAGACGGGAAGACTAAATGGCCACCAGGATTTATAGAAGGTTACACGTCTGTACTTAAAGGCGAACACTTTGGGTGGGGTGACCAAGAACATTTATTTGATGATAGACTATATAAGAGAAAATAATGACATACACAAAAGCAAAACTATTACCACAAGTATCAGCTTCAAGAGCTAACGAACTTCTATTAGAATTAGAACGTAAGGTAGAAGCCTTAACTAAATTAGTAAATAAGCTACAAAAAGATTGTACATTACCCTAAAACTATGATATAATAGATTCATACACAATTGAAACAGGAGTTATATTATGGCAAAATACAAAGGCACTAGAGAGGATATCTTACGTGCACAGGCTCGAGAGAGGCGTCTAAATAAAGAATCAAAAGAATCTGCTATGACTGCATTTAAGCCAGAATTCTTATACGGTACTGATCAGGAAAATGAAGATGATTGGGAAAATTCAGGTGTTATGGATACTGTACGTGGAACATTAGGAGAAGATGACTATGGCTAGAAGGCAGAAGAAAGTTAGAGCAAGAAAAAGAACTGGTATTGCCGGTGCACCTACTGATGGTACATTTCGTTGGTTCCTACGTTACTTACATTATGATGTAGACTCTAAAGAATATGCAGAGGTTGTTAAGAACTATGTTAAAAAGAATTATAAAAAAGAATATGCAAAAGCTATTTTAGCTGTACCATCATATGAATATGCCAATTCTCATACAGCAGGTATTTGTTATTGGGCTTCATTAGAAAATGAATTTGATACCGGATATGAAGATGCTATGAAGTGGTTGAAAAAGAAATTCAAAACTCTTAAAGCTCAAGGATCAAAGATATTAAAAACTAAAGTGGTTAAGACCAATAAGTTTGTTGTAACTCCATTAATGAGACAGCAAGCCCATATCTTTAATACTATCATGGAAGATCTATATCAGATCGAAGAGAATTGGAGTCTTGGTACTAAATTTGATCTATACAAAAAACTACAGATTTATGATATTAAACGGTTTGTTGAAGTTGAATCATGGATCAATGAACACTTGGTTGATTACAAACAAGTAATTGATAAAGACGCATACATGATTGAATCATATGCACATATTCCTCTTAAAGAAATTAAGAGCCGTGTTGAAATATTAGAACGCTTTGAAAATGAAGTGACTAATATGAAAGTCTCAAAGAAGGCGATACGCAAAGTACCACGTGCTAAAACACGTAAAGGTGCTGACAAACAAATACTAAAATTGAAGTATCAAAAGGATAGCTCTGAATTTCAATTAACATCTATTAATCCAATGCATATCCCAGGAGCTATGACGTTGCACGTATTCAATACTAAGTATAGACAGTTGACTGTATACGTATCTGATAACCCTGATGGATTATTAGTTTCTGGTTCAACAGTAAAAGGATTTGATCAAGTATTAAGCCAGGTTATGACATTACGTAAACCTGGTGTTATCATTCCTGAAATCATGAAGAAGACACCAAAGCAAGTAACTAAACTAATCGATGATCTTGCGGTAGCTAAGAAGGTTCCTACCGGTAGAATTAATGCAAACACAATCATATTAAAGGCTAAATAATGGAAGATATAAACAGAAAGCAATTCAGTAGAATGGTAGAAAATTTCGTATGGACTCACAAAAATACATCTTATATCGATGCTATCTGTGAGATATGTGATAGGAACGAAATTGATATCCGTGACTCTAAACGATTATTAACTAAACAAATCGTAGAACAAATCAAGACTGAAGCTATGAGTCTTAATATGTTAGAAGGTGGAAATACTTCATATACTTTACCAATTTAATTGTACTTTTGCGTTAAACTATGATATAATATAACTATGATGACAGGATTTGAAGCGTATAAATATAACACTGCTATCAGTATGCATTTTAATGGTACATACGATGCATTTAAGTATAATTTTAAAACGAGGGTATCTCAAAAAAGCTATTGGGGAAGACCTGATAAATACCAATTGACAAAGATTGGTAAGAGATTTAAAACCAAAGAAAGTATAATTGGATACTTTGCCGCTCACCAATTAGCGGGTAACAAATGGGTTGGTGATATGATTAGAGATGAATCGGCATATACTGATTATCTCAAACGAATAGATAGTTTGTCTTATAACTTTAAGAACGAACTAGACGAAACTTCTCATATGAGGTTTGATGAATTATTGGTGCAAGAAGGAAACGACTACCCAATAATCATTAACTTATATTTGGAGCAAACAGTGTCGATAGAGACAGTGTGTATATTGAATAAGTTGACAGGTTTTATTGAGTCAGCTAATTCAAATATAACGGAGACCATATTATGGCCCGAGTTATATAACAAGGTTGTTAAGTATCAACAGTTTTTAAACTTCGACAAAAAGAAATTTATTGACATAATAACAACTCTATACAATGATACAAAATAATACAAATCAATAATAATATATAGGAGAAATATATGGGTTTTGCAGATCTAAAACAAAAAGCAATGAATATGGATTCATTAGTAGGGGCAGCGGAAGCTGGTACAAAGAAGAAATCATACGGAGATGAGCGTGTGTGGAAACCAACGGTAGATAAGGCGGGTAACGGTTATGCTGTTATTCGTTTCTTACCGGCAGTAGAAGGCGATGACTTGCCTTGGGCTAAATATTGGGATCACTTCTTCCAAGGACCGACTGGCCAATGGTATGTTGAAAAATCTTTAACTACTTTAGGTAAAGATGATCCAGCATCAGAGATGAATTCAAAGCTATGGAATACTGGTAACGAATCGGATAAAGACTTGGCACGTAAGCGTAAACGTCGTTTACACTACACGTCAAACATTTATATCGTGAGTGATCCAGAAAATCCACAGAATGAAGGTAAAGTATTCTTGTACCAGTATGGCGCCAAAATCTTTGAAAAGATTATGGATGCTATGCAACCACAGTACCAAGATGAAACACCTATGAACCCATTCGATTTATGGAAAGGTGGTAATTTCAAAATTAAGATTGGTCAAGTAGCGGGATTCCGTAACTATGATCGTTCTGAATTTGGACCCGCCGAGCCATTAAATTCAGATGATGCAGTGCTTGAGAAAGTATATAACAGTGAATATTCGTTAAAGGAATTTACAGATCCATCAGCATACAAATCATACGATGAGTTAAAACTTAAATTAACTCGCGTATTGGGTGAAGATGGACAGGTTACATCTACTGCAGAGCAAGTTGACTTAGACGAAACCATGTCGGCAGATCCAGCACCAGTAGCTACAGCTACTACG